GTCCTCATCCATTGAACGTTTGCAAGGTATGGAATGCCTAACTTATAATGATTTTCCTCAGAGTTGAGGTCAATAATATGGTTAGGAACGTTGTCCATGTCCTCTAATGATACGTCCGCTGGGTTTACATCACCTGGGAAGATCCCCACCCTCAGTCGTCCTGACTGAGCAAATGCTGAGATCACCTCGATCTCGTATTCCATGGGGCCTCTCCATAGTTCGAACCTCTCTCCGAGGGCGCCTATGAAGTCAACATCCTTATACGTTAAGTCATCGGATGTTATGGCCTGTGCGTTTCTGGGTGAAACTTTAACCGATGCTAGGACTTTTCCAGGAAAGTCCACGGCATCTGGGAACCAGTTGTGAACTGACTGCAAACACTTTTGTGCGCAGATGTACTCTATAGACATTTCGTCCTCCTCGGTAAAACCGAGTTGATTTGTGTACCCTGCATTGTGTTCTTGGTCAAATCCACAAATGATCCCGTTATCACGGGCCCTAGCCAAGAGCCAAGTCGCGGTTGGAATTTGCGACAAGGTTTCTGGGGGTGAAATGTTGGTCGGTTTGGCTAAACCGAACCAACTCCCAATTGTAGAGATAGTGCTTGCGATTGGGCCAACAACTGGTAAACCAGCTACGGACCTGCTCACATTCACTACACTCTGTGCAATACTCTTTGCTGTGTTAAACTTCGAATACAGTTTGTCTTCCATACCAATTCCAGCGGATGCTAGATGGTAAGGTACTTGGAGGTCGGGTGCCACCAAACGGGCGAAGACAGAACAACTAATCGAAGTGTTACCTAACAAAGGGTTAATGCAGTGGAGCGTTACCAACGCGATTTCTTGGGGGTTAGCCAGGTCGATCGCTTTATACCAGTGCCGATATGGTATACGTAGGATCTGCTCCTTGTTTGGTGCTACTTGCACCATGGCTCCTTGATAGCCAGTGATGGATTGCAATGAAAGTTTTTGATACTTATTCATGCCAAAGTCTGTTGAACCTACGGGATCTATACCCATATACATGGATCCAAC